CCATTTATATTTGAACCAAATGATCCGATTACTCGTAATGGTATTTTAACAGTTGTAAACAGCTTGTTAAATGACCTTGTAGCAAAACGTGGTATTACAGACTACCTAGCAGTCTGTGATTCATCAAATAACACACCAGAACGTATTGCTAGAAATGAACTATATGTCGATGTTGCTATTCAGCCAACAAAAGACGTTGAGTTTATTTATATACCAATTAGGTTGAAGAACCCTGGTGAAATCCAAGCTGGCAACTTTGCATCAGCTTCAGCCGTAGGAACAGGAGCATAATATGGCAGTTTCATCGTTAACAAGATTTACAGTACCTTTAGGTGGTAACCAAAGTGCTACCACTCAAGGTCTTTTAATGCCAAAATTAAAGTTTCGTTATCGCGTAACTTTTGAAAAATTTGGTGTAAGCAACCCTAAAACAGAAATGACCAAGCAAGTCATGTCATTTGCTCGGCCTCAGGTTACTTTTGAACCAGTGGAAATTCCTGTGTATAACAGTCGTGTGTACATAGCAGGTCGTCCAAGTTGGAATGCAGTGGCAACTACTTTAAGAGATGATGCCGGCGGCAATGTAAGTAGACTGGTTGGCGAACAGTTGCAGAAACAATATGATTTTATGGAACAGGCTAGCGCAAGTTCTGGTATTGATTATAAATTTGTAACTACAATAGAAATGTTAGACGGTGCCAACGGAACTGTTGAACCAACAGTACTAGAAGCATGGCAGTTATATGGTTGTTTCTTAACAGATGTAAATTACAATGATTTAGATTATGCTAGCAATGACCCAGTGACTATTACTATGAGTATTCGTTACGATAATGCTATTCAAACAACAGGCGCAGGAGTTGGATCGCCTGGTATTACACAGTTTAACACAGCAGCAATCACAGGCTAATGTTTTAAAGTTTCAACTAAGGCCCACTTCGGTGGGCTTTTTTATTTGATAAATATTTTTATGGCCTCACTATATAATGCTGATTTAAAACCTATTCAGGCAGGACAATCCACACATCCGTATGATCATGCCACACGATTATTTTTAGCAGATAATTTTAGACTGGCGCCTAAACAGAGTTTTCTTTATTATGTAGTGATTAATTTAGATCCAAGTCAGACTCAATTAGGCGGCGGATTTCTTGGCGCTGCTTTAAGTTTTGCAGACAGATATCAGAGTCTAGAAACTGGTATGCTGGTAAAAAATGTAGATTTGCCTAAGTTTACTGTAGATACAAAAACATTGAATGCGTATAATAGAAAAAATATTATACAAACCAACATTCGATATGATCCAGTTGATATTAAATTCCATGATGACGCAGCGGATGTGATTACAAATTTTTGGAATGATTATTATACCTACTACTATAGGGACAGTGATTATTCTACAACGTCATACGGTCAACCTTACAAATATCAAAAAAGAAATAAAATAGGATGGGGATTTTCCCCAAGAAACAGTGCGCTACCAAATTTTTTAAGTAGTATTAGAATTTTCAGTTTACATAATAAAAGATTTACAGAATACTATTTGGCTAATCCAATTATTACTAATTGGAGACATGGTGAACACAAAGCCGCGGGAGATAATGATACTTTAGAAAATAGTATGACTGTTGCGTATGAAACTGTAAAATATTTTACAGGTTATGTAAATCCAGTGAGTGTAGATGGATTTAGTTTATTACATTACGACAACACTAATAGCCCAATTTCTACTAGTACTACCAATATATACAGTGACCTAGGCATTTTAGGAGCCATTGACGGTGCACCAAGAGATCTTCGCAAGCCAGACGGGTCAGATGGCTCAGGCGGCCCAGCATCTAGTTTAGTGTCGATGTATCGATTATATAATAACTTTAAAAATGTTAACTTAAACAATGTCGTCGGATCCGTTGTGGGTAACTACGGAGTGTCGGTGATAAACAATGTGTTGAATAACAGTAGTAATCCGTTTGGATTTCCAGTACCTTCCGGTGAGTCAACACAGGCAAGCTTTAATAATATTATTGGTAATAGCGGGTATGCTGTAGGAACACCCGGAACAGGAGTATCAATTGGCGGAACTCTTGCTGGAATTGCGACCGGCGCAGCAGTAAATGCAACAAATACAGTTCTGGGCGGCATTGCTTCAGCAGTGGATCGGGGAATATCTACAGCCACAGGAGCAATAGTAACTGCCGGTAGTAATGCTGTATTTGATAATGTGAACAACAACGGAGAAATTCTAATAAATCCTTCGAGCCTTCAACCGGTTACTGGGTCTACAACAGCAGCTATAGTTGACTCAACAGGCCGAGTAGTAGCACAAATTCAAACTACCGCCACGGCTTCCGGTAGCTTTAATCCCAATAATTTAACAGAAAATTTACTTTATGGTCAGAGAGTAACAGATCCTAGCGGCCAAGAATACATCAGCAATACATACAGAGATGGTACAGAAATTAGATATGATGCAGTCACTGGAAATACTTTGCAATTTATTCCCGGAGCTTCTACTGCATCAGTTATCGGTGCTCCTGCACAGTTTATTCCTTCGACACAAGATGCACGAACTCTTGCCGCTCAGGGTGCAATTTTGCCAGCTGGAGGAGTTAAGTATCAAACAGATCCGAGAACAGGTTTAGTGTATACAGTTGGTGGTACAACTAGCGCAGTGATCACTAATACCATTGCTGGAGCCACTGGCGCAGTGTCTGGTCTGTATGCAGGTCAAGCAATCAACCAGGCATTAAGCGGCACATTTCTTGGAAAATCTCTTATTGGTAGAACTATTGCAACTTCATTATCTACTGTTACCGGTGCTGCAATAGGAAGGGCTGTTAATAATGGCCTCCAGCCTATTATCAATAAAGCATCAGGATCAATCGTTCAAGCTTGGGATGACTCTGCAAATAAAGTTAAAAATGTAGTTTCTTCATGGACTGGCACTGGGGGGTATGATCCTTCGAGACCAAGGGATAATCAAGTAAGCAGTGTGCCAAACCCAGCCGGCGGATCTACAACTATATATAAAAATGGAGATGTATTATTCGAAGATCCAAACGGTGTAGTAACCCTCACTCCGGGAAATAACGATACTGGATTGCTAGGTTTTTACAACAGAGCACCAGGAGTAAACGCAGATTCAGCAGTTGCAGGTGCTCCGTACGGTTCAGTATGGACCGACTCACAAGGTACTCCAATTAATTTTGGCGGCCTCGGCGGCTCGTCATCTCAGGACAATCTAAATAGTAGTCCATACCCATTGCCGGCAATTGCAGATGACTTATCATTTGTGAATGAAACTCTGGCATTTAATAGTTACACGTCTGAACAATCTTTTATTCCTGGAGAGTCTAATCAAGGAATCATTGTTGCGGGATTTGGGGATGATGGATTTTTTGGATAATTAAATATGCAAGAACAACAGTATAATCCAGTTCAGCCTACTAATATAGGATCCAGTGGGACAACTAAAACAACAAAATATTTTAACAATTATTTTGCCGGCACAGTTGACATTGATCAAAATGTTAATGATTCTATATTAAGTTACTTTGAACAACAAACAGGTAACGCAGAAACAGCAAGAATATTAGTTCTTGCTGTAATCGAAACGGCAAAAGTTCAACGAGAAAATCCTATAGACGTCTTAAATCAGTTTCAAAAAATGCCTGCAGGAGAATTAAATGCGTTTATGGCATTATATCTTAATACTTCAAGAGTTAATACTAGCTTCTTAGGAGTAAAAACTGTTCCTAAATCTAATCAGTATGTGACGAGAACTATAATAACATGAGCAAATACAGTCAAGGCAAGTACTCTATAAAAAATCCTGACAAGTATATAGGAAAAAGAGACCCAACTTATAGGTCTAGTTGGGAATTTGCTTTTATGAATTTCTGTGATAATAACCCCGCAGTGGTGCAATGGGCCAGCGAAGCAATACATGTAAATTATAGAAATCCGTTTACAAATAAAAATACAATTTATGTGCCTGATTTTTTAATCATTTATATTGATAAAAATGGTAAACGTCACGGGGAAGTAATTGAAGTAAAGCCTACAAAAGAAACCACTATGGAAGCAGCCAGAAGTGTAAGGGACAAAGCAGCAGTGGCTCTTAACATGTACAAATGGGAAGCTGCAAGAAAGTTTTGTGCAGCTCAAGGCCTTACTTTTAGAGTTGTCAACGAAACCGATATTTTTGCTGGTACCAAAAAGCGGTAAATACCGTTATGACGAAGAAACTCGAAGTTTGATAAATAACTATATGTTCATATCAAACAAATATACTACATGGTATTATAGTATTATTAATAATGCTAAAACAAGAATCTTAGCAGTAGATGTATATACAGAAGTACATCATATAGTGCCGAAGAGTTTAGGCGGCAACAACTCAAAAAGCAATTTAGTTACGTTAACGGCTAAAGAACATTTTGTTTGTCACACTTTGTTGGTCAAAATGGTCCCCCAAGAATTGAAGAAAAAAATGGTATACGCTTTTTGGAGAATGGCCAATAGTGTTAGTAAAAGATACAAGCCAACCGCTAAAATATACGAAATAGCACGTAAAGAATTTATTGAAGCACAACTAGGTCGCCCTAACTATTTAAAGTTTCAAAAACCTGAAGCCAGACAACGAATAAGTACTTCAATGAAGAGAGTATTGTCTGACCTAAGCGCAGAAGAAAAATTTCAACGAATGAAAAATTCGTGCTCGTCTCCGGAGAGTTGGACGGAAGAACGTAAAAATAAAATTAGTAAAGCGTTAACGGGTAAATTTGTATCTGTTAGCACACGACAAAAAATGTCCGAAGCAAAAAGCAATATGTCTACTGAACAAAAATTAAAATGTGGTAATTATAATCGCGGAAAAACGTGGAAATTAGTCGACGGCAAACGTGTATGGTCAACAAAGGAGAATTAAAATTACTAAACGTCTAGAAGAACTTTTTAATTTGCCAGACAACATTCCTAAAGATTTAACTCAAGAACAAGCCACTGCGGCACTGGAAGAACAAAAATCTATGTTCGCAGACATAGACAATGCCATAGACAAAATCGATCAAGCCTTGCCTAAGGTAAAAGGGCTTGACGCCAGCGATAAAGAAATGGACGAACTAGCTGACTTGGCTAAAAATCGTTTTAATGATCTAATGGATTTGGGAATGAACATGGAAGCCAGATTTAGTGGACAAGTCTTTCAGACTGCAGGGGTATTGTTAGGCCATGCAATTACAGCTAAACAAGCTAAGTTAGATAAAAAATTAAGAATGGTGGATCTACAGTTAAAGAAAATGAGATTAGATCATCAACTTAAACAAGATGGTGTTGGTGCAGGGAATGATGCTATTGACGGTCAGGGTATTTTGCTAGATAGAAATGCACTGTTAGCACAAATATTAAACAAACCCAAGCAATAATTACCAAAATTTAATAAATATCGTATATTAGGAATGAATATGAAACCATTTAAAGCCTATCTAACTGAAAGTCATAAAACATATGATTTTAGAATT